CTAAGTGGTAGGTGAATATCCTCTCCACATGCCTTACAGACCTTCTTCACCTCCCCAAGGCGTGGGCCTGGGTTGCGCTCAATAATGTCGTCAATAATCTTATTACGGTCAGCCATACCAAGAGATAAAGCTGTTGATGCGCCAATTGATGGGGCACCATTAACAGATAAAATACAACCAGCAAGTAGCATGGTATTAACCTCAGCAGAAGTCTTATCTAGGTTGTCCATAAGCTTCTTCTGAGTAATACCGTTAGGAAGTGCTAAGTGCACCGCTCCTTGGCTTGTCTGGACTTCCCAAACGCGGTCAGCTACTGGGTCTGCTAAGCGCCGTACAGGAATGTCTTCGTCTAGATTTATATCGCTACTTTGTTCTTGAGAGCAAGAAGTACAACGAATATTAAATGTTAAACTCTTACCAAATGTAGCTTTACGGATACCTAACAAAATAGCGTCACGGTCTCCAGATAACAAAGCATCTAAATCTTCTTTAGTTACTTCTTTGTCACCCAGTTTTACTAAGCCACGTTGAAGCAAGATGTTAAGGGATTTAGCTGTAGAACCCGCCTTAGATATAGCCTCTTCGTCAGCTCCATTCAACTCTTTAACCTCCGCTTTAGTAACTAGTTCTCCCGTAGGAAGGATGTACCCTCCAGGAAGAATTACTTCTGAGTCTGAAGGGGCCCGAGTAGTAATAGCCTGCTCGGGCTCCTCCATAACTTTATTAGCGTATTTTTGTACAAGTTCTGCGTCAGTAATAATGTTAGTCACGTATTGTGCTCCTTTAATTGATTAATTAAGTGTTGTACGGCCTACAGCGCCATAGTTGTTATCAGTAAAGAATACTGATAACCCTTCGTGAACCAAGTTCATTGATTCAAATAGGATTGCGCCGTCGTTTGCATTTAGGTCTGTGTAGCTAAGCTGGGTAATCCAAGCATTGCGTACATCAAAGCCCATACGTGGGGTATTGTTGTCTGCACTATTTGGATGGTCCATAACCCAAATCTTTGCGTTTACACGGTAGCTCTTGCTATTAGAAGCGCCTGCTGCAATTCCATCACCAGAAGCTGCGGCGAATAGTCCGCGCATCCATGTAATAGCTTGGTCATTTCCATATAGAACACCACGTTGCAGAGTAATAGGTGAGAACGTAGTCATACCTGGAATCTGATGAACTGTAGTGTTGTAGCCGCCCTCACGATACTGGATAGCTTGAGTAGTAATATTTAATCCGCTTACGGACATAAAACCACCAACGAACCCAGAAGAGAGAGAAGTTGTACTAGATTTTGCATTAGCTGAGGTTGTAATCTTTGAGCTAAATACACTTTCGCCTGCTTCACTGAATTCTACAATGAACCGAAACGAACGTAACGGGTCTGTTGCTAGAGTAGAAAAGCGATTAATTACGCTGTCTGTCATGATTGTTTATCTCTCCTTACGCCGTAGTAACGGTGGTTCCACCGTCAAACTGACCAATTTTAATGATTACGAACTCCGCTGGACGTTGCAAAGCAATACCAACTTCGATATGGACTTCTCCATTATCAATAGTTGACTGTGTATTGATTGTGCTATCCACCTTAACAAAGAATGCCTGCTGAGGTGTTGTTCCGCGAAGACCGCCCTGTGCCCAGAAATTGGTTAAGAAACTGGATACAGTTGAATTTAAACGACGCCATAGAGCAGCATCATTTGGCTCAAAGACTGCAAACTGAGTTAAATCAGAAAGAGCCTTCTGTAGATAAATAAGTGTACGACGTACAGGTACATATCTAGAAATATAAGCTGGGTTAAGGGTACGTGAGCCCATGACTACGATTCCAGAACCAGGCACATATTTGATTGCGTTTACAGCATCACTGCCATTGTTTAAGCTATCAAGCTCTGCATTTGTAAGAGGTGTAACTGATACAGCTCCAGCAATACGGGCTTGTAAGCCAGCAGGTGCCTTGAAGACACCACGAGAGTTGTCTGTTGCAACAAACAAACCAGCTACTGCTCCACCAGGACCTACCTTTACTGTAGCGCCAGTTGCAGCGCCTACACCTTTAGTTGGGTCAGCAATAGTAATTCGTGGGTAGTAAACAGCGGCATACTCGCTAGATGTATAGCTAGCAGCTAAAGTTAACTCATTTGCTACTGTATCGTCTTTACCATCTACAATAACAAATACATCACCGCGTCCAGCTGCATATGCAATAGCAGCATTAATTGTAGTTGCATCTGTAAAGCCAGCTACGTTTAGAAGCAATGAAGAGTTGATAGTATCAAATGCTGAATAGCTAGTTACTGTAGTTACTGCAGAACCGTTTAAACCACCGCTAAGTGAGCCAGAGGCTACAGCTACGATAGCTGGATTACGTGTAGCACCAGTTGATGTAGAGCCAGCATCTGTTGCAATAACATAACGAGAGCTTGCATTAATTACTGAAAGAGCGTATCGAGCATCAGTTGAGGTCATTGACAAATCTGTAAACTTTTCAACTACATATTGTGGTGTGATTCCACCAAAGTAGATTGTTAAGTCAAACTTACCAGTGATAACAGAATCAGATACAGCAAATGAAATGCCATAGTATGAGCCTGAGTTAACAGACCATGTACCAGCGTTTGCAGCTGTAAGTGTTAAAGTGTTTTGAGGGCTACCAGCGCGGTCTTGTAGAGTACGAGCTCCGCTAGCAGAACTTGCACCTAGTACGCGAGATACATAAGCCTGACGACCACCATTTGCAAAGAATAGATATACTGCAAGAGGTAGGTCGTTTGTAGCTGTTGTATTCCAAGAACCAAACAATGTCACATACTCGCTCCATGATGAAACTAGAGTAGGTGTAGATGGTCCTCGGTCGTTAGGTCCAATAAAAGCACCAATTGTGTCTGAGTTAAGACCAGTGGTCGGTGCAACAGGGTTTAACGTTTCTTGAACGTACACCCCAGGGCGGTCATATGCCATTAAATTATCTCCTTAGAGTTAGTCAAAAGTTCCATTTATTTATTCTTATAGTTTCCAGTAAGGGTGTACGAAATGGTGTTTAGAACTACAGTCTCTACCGCTGGGATTAGTTGAGCGGCCACTCTTGGTGACATCTCACTAACGATTCGGACTGTTAATGTGTTACGCAAAAGGCGGCGGTTACCCGTTTCGCTATCTGCAGTATCACGTTTTACAAATCCATCAAGAAACATAGAACGATAAGCAGTCTCTGTACCTAATTGATTAGGGACTGCTAACTTGCCATATTTTGATGGAAACTTATTTAGTAGTTGGTACATAAGAGCGCGGTCATGTCTTGGGTGGCGCGCGTAAGATGTAACTTGATACACAAGGTCATATGCAATAGGTACATCGTATGAATAAGAGTTGTCTCCCGTTGGCGCAATAGTTCCTTGATAGTCACCGTCATACATAACACCAGAGTGCTGTCTATTATTAGCTGGAATGATATCTATTAAGTCAATAGTAATAAATGGAAAGATTTGGTCTCTAACTTCAACGTCTGGGTACCCAAACCACACTTTTACTAAACGTGGTGTTTGAGCATCATCTGATACATTCATACCTTGACACAATGACTTTAAAGCAAGGTCTTCGGCAACAATAAATGGATTTCCCATTAAAACACCTCTTCTGCGTCTAGTATCAAATCAAGGGTGCGGCAAACTAATACTTCTCTGATGTATGGTTCACTATTATAAATAAAAGAACGAATTACAGGGTTAGGTAAACCATAAGGTTTTCCATATTCAAGGTCATCAATTTCTGAGGCTAACTCATCTGGGTACTTTACTAAAAGACTTTCCCCATTAAAATCTACTGTTAAAGAATTAACTATGTTCTCAGGCCAGCCAGCTGTTATGGCATCCTCGTTTAATTTATCTTGTAGAATAGGTTTAAGAAAATGTGCCGCATCAGTCGCGGCAAGCTGTAGGTCACGGTCTCTTGAATACATTATTAATCGCTTTACTTAGGATGTATGCGGCTCCGAGAGCGTACACTGAGGTTAAATGCGTTTGAGCTTTAGGTAGGTCTTTAGACAACCCCTTTATAAGCGCAACCTCATCGGGTGCATTTAGCTTCTTGTCAGACATGACAAACTCCTAAATAAGCAATGTTAAACGCAGTGTACTACAAAGTTCCCCGCATGAGAACTTACTATTAGGATAAAGCAAAGAGGGGCCTTTCGGCCCCTCAACTACTTACTTCTTTTTGATCTTTTTGGCTAAAGCCTTGTCCATCTTGGCATCTGCCTTAGCTGATGGCTTCTTAGCATCCATCTTCTTGTCAGCCTTTTCAAAAGCAGACTTTTGCTTAGGAGACATACCCTTCATAACCTTGGCATCTTGCTTCTTATCTGCCTTCTTGCAAGCGCCTTTACAGTTTGGCTTAGAGCAACCACATCCACATGATTTACACATTATTTCTTCTTCTTTCGTAAGGCCGCTAGGTCAGCGGAGTCTATTGTGTTTTTATTGCCAGCTTGACCAGCAATCTTCTTCTGTTTTGGTGAAAGGGCCTTAGCGCCCTTCTTCTTGCAAGCGCCATTACAATTTGGCTTTGAACAACCGCAACCACATGATTTGCACATATTACTTCTTACCTTTCTGAGCCATCTTTTCCATTTTCTTTACGCCGTATTTTTTAATACCAGCAGCAGCGGCAACTGCAGCAGGATTCTTTGCGCCCATACAACCGCATGTTGCACACATACTACTTACCTGCTTTCTTAACGGTGGTTTTCTTTACTTTTTTAGGAAGCTTTTTCCCTTTAGGGGTTTTATCTTCCCATTCTTTAGCCATTTCTGGGTTATTAGCATACATGAATTTACGCTGGGACTGTGATTAA